TTGATTGTCTCATTAAATTCTTCGTCAAGTTCGAACTGTACAAAGAAATCCATAGCTGAAAGATACTTATTGATAAGCTTAATAATAACAGGAACATACTGCTTAATAATCCTTGCTTTGATACCACCATCTTTTAACAAAGAAGCTGCAGCTGATAGAACTTGTTTGTCTTCGTTAAGATTGCTGAACGATTTCTTTAACTCTACCATTTCTTTTTCAAGATCAACTATTTTATTATCGTTCTTATCGACTGTCTTGTTATCTATTTTTTTGATCTCTTCATCTAATGAATTGCGATATTCGATAAGAGAGTTTATTTTAGTTTTAACTTTATGCATTTCAAACTGGAACGTATTAATCTTAGCATGAACCTCAATAATCTCACTCAAACGTTCATTGGTTTCTTCATACTGTTTGATTAGGTCTTCAAGTGCAGTATCAATGTTATCAACTTCTGTATTTTTCTCAGTTATTGTTTTTGATTTGAATTCAGAATCAATAACTTGTTTACAAGTAGGACATCCTTCGTGCTTGAGTAAAAAACTTATATCCTTATCAAGCATTGCACGTTTAGCTTCTATCTTATGTCTAAGCTGAGAAAGCTGATTGATACGCTTACTTATCTTAGGTTCGTCTTCGATATCTTCTTGTAAATTCTTGATTCCGTTGTTATGATAATGATATTGATCATTAAGGTCAGATATCTGTTTATCTGTTTCCTCTATCCTAGATTCTTTTTCAGCTATCATCTGTTCGTTGTTACTTTGCATCTCAGCAAGATGTTCGGTAATTATCTTTATCTTTTCTTCTACCAGTTTTCTTTTACTTGTAGCTTCTAATATGTTACCAGTATTAATTGTTATCTTATCTTTCAACAAAGCATTCATAGTTGTAAATATTTGAAGGTCGAGTAGATCTTCAATGATATCACGACGTTGAGCAGGACTCAATTGCATAAAAGGTTGGAAAGTTGCTGAACCAAGAACCACAACCTGAGAAAACGACTTATGGTTTACCTTGATGATTTGTTTTTCAAGTATCTCTTGGTAGTCTTTCATCTCGGCTGATTGATTCATCAGATTATCGTTTTGATAAACTTCAAAAATATGCGGCTTAATGCCACGGATTATCTTATAACTGTTCACACCAATAGAAAACTCTACCTCAACAACCAATCCTTTCTGTGTTATAGAATTAATAAGCTGAGGCTTATTAATTCTACGAAATGCTTTACTGAATAAGACAAATGAAAGCGCATCAAGCATAGTTGATTTACCAGCACCATTCTCACCTACAATGAGAGTAGTGTTGTGCTCGTTCAAATTAATTTCAGTAAAAACATTACCTGTAGAAAGAAAGTTTTTCCAACGCAGTTTTTTAAATATAATCATTCAACAGCCAGCGCCTCATTGTAAAGTTCCACAATTTTCTTTTCAAGCTTTTCCTTATTAACAGTTTTCTCATCAAACCCGCTAATGTATTTCTTAAAAATATCAATTGTTGATTCTGCTTCATTAACAATATCGGAATCTTCTTCAAGATTAAGATTAAGATGATCTTCTACTATCTGTATATCAAGAGGATTTTCTGATTCAATATTCTCGATAAATTTATCAAACCAAAACAGATTAGTTTTCTCTTGAATAATAACCTTAAGCATACAGTTTTTATATTGAGCGTAATCAATATCACTGTTTAAGAATGTAGCATCAGCATCATTGTACCATATTTTCTTGAACATCCTGTATGGGTTTTCAACAAAAGTTAAGTTCCTGTTCTCCGTATCGAATATGTGAAACCCTCTTGGGTCGGAGTAATCAGACCAAGTGAACTCAGCATGGCTACCGAGATAATGAATATTACCGCGAGAACTGCGATGGTGATAATGGCCAGACATAACAGTATCGAAACGGTCAAATAAACTGGGATCATCGCCATGTGACACAATAGACCCACGAAACATCTCGAAACCTTGGAGCTCCAAATGTCCCATGACGATTTGGGCGGGAGTGTTTTTGATTGCATGTATGCTTGCCTCTCTATTCTCATCACAAATCCAAGGTAACATTAACACCTTTGTTCCATCAAAATCCCATTCGAATGGAAGTTGATCATGTATTTTAAAATCGTATTTACCAACAACAAGTTCGTGAAGTGCATTAATACGATTGGTGTTTTTAAAATAAGTATCATGATTACCAGCAATCATATGAACATCTAATCCACGATTTGCAAGTTTATCAAGAAAGTCAATTCGAAGTCGTGTAGCAGTTTGCATATTAATATACTTGCGACGGTCTACCAGATCGCCAAGGTGACAAACAGTACGAATGTCGTTATTGTCCAAATATGGAAAAAATATTTCATCTAAAAATCTCTTACTGTTGTCCATGAAGGCAATGTTATCATTTCGAACTCCCCAGTGCGTATCTGTGATCAGTGCTATTTTCATCTAAAGTTTTTCTTCTTTGTAAAAGCTGCAGTTTGTGTTTTGTGTTTTGATAACGACTCTGAGATATATGAGGCTGTTGTTTCTAACCGAAGCACATAGTTTTGAAGTTCGTTTTCCCTGACCGACTTATCGCTTAATTTATTTACCAAGTCAACAATATTGACTGGTACTAGATGCTCATTCTTCATTTTTAAATTCCTCATCTACTATAACTGAAAACACTTCAACTCCACTTAGTTTACTCTGTTTCTTAGTCTTAGTCAACTTATTTTCATATGACCTAACAACATCTGATGAATATTCGTTTGCTTTTAAATGTATATTCTCAGAGTCATTCCATAGCTCGTTCATAAGGAAACTATTTTCAAAATTCTTATGCTTAATATATGTTTGCTTCTTTTCTTTCTGAATTCTTCTGATAAAAGCATTCCAGGCTATCTGAGTGAAATAAGCGAAAGGGTTATTTGTTCTATCAGGATCAAAGTTATCTACGGCTGCGATACAGTCAATGATGCCATCAGATATCATATCCTGCTTATATGTATATCCTGAGAAGTTTGGTTTCTTGGCTAGATTGTTACAAATCAAAAGAATAGATTGGCCAATATAATTGGATACCTGAGGCTTTTGTTTTTCTTCACGTTTAGCTTCAATTAATTTTGTTTTGTATTCAACCATAGAAGTATACAAAGTTTTATTGTTAATATAATTTTTGACTCTAGCCATTTTTATCCCTTTACTTATTTCAAATTCACGGTATAATCATTAATGTAATACTGAAATTAAATATTAAGTGCAACATTATAAAGCTTGTAAGGAAACTTCTCTTCGTTATAGATCTTAATACGCTCCATAAAATGGAGCAAGGTAAAGTTCTTTTTACTTTTCCAGCTCATGTCATCGGCAATGTCGTAAAGCGTTGCGCTATCTTTACTATCTGACTTACGTAGTCCACGACCAATAGACTGTAAGTTTCTAATTTTAGATTTGGAAGGACTAGAGAATATAACGTTATGCAAATTACGAATGTTAACACCTGTGGAGAAAGTTCCATAACTAGCAACGATAATTGCGTTTTGTTCTGTTTCAACGATCTTACGAATTTCTTCACGTTCTTCTCCATCAACTTCACCGGATACATAAAATATCTTACGATCTCCTGCTTCCTGCATTAATTTATCATAAAGACCTTTACCATGTTTATCAACATACTGGAAAAGCAACAATGTGTTGCCCTCGAGCGAAAGCGCGAGGTTACGAATAAACTTATTGCGAGGTTCTAATCTTACTAGATAATCCATCTCAGCCTGATAGTCAGCTGCTCGTGCAATCATCTTTCTTACTTCTTCAGGATATGATAATACAATAGCCTTGATTTTAAACTCGGCTAGATGTTTTTGTTCTATTAACTCAGCTGTAGTAGTAACTTTCCTAGTAGGACCAAACAAACCTTCAAGAACAAGCTTATGAGTTTGAGTGCCGTCCAAAGTACCTGTAAACCCGAAGCGAAATCTACAACTATCAAGATTAGACATAATGCTAGTAAGAGACTTAGCTTTGAACAGATGGGCTTCATCACCTATAACCAAGTCAAATTGTTGGAAATACTCTTTAGGAAGTTTGTATATCGATTGCCAGGTTGAGATGGTAATTGGTTTATCCGTTTGTTTATCTTGGCCAGCAAAGATTCGATGAACGAACCGATCAGATACAAAGCCATAGTCGCCAAAGTCAGAGGCAAGTTGACTAACCAAAGAAGTAGTTGGCACAATAATAAGAGTCCGTGCATTGTAGTACCTCGTTATTAGATAGATTATAAATGACTTGCCGGAGGCAGTCGGTGAGAGAAGTAAAGATCTACGATTACGTATAGCATGTACAAAAGCCTCCAGCTGGTATTCTCTTGGTTGATATTTTTCAGGTAAGTTTAAAGTACTGATGAATTTACGTGCTTCGAGTACAGAAAATTCGTCAGCTGAGAAATCAGACTTATATATAACAACATAATTACGTTTGCTGGCAAACTCTTCAACGTATACATTAAGTCCTGCATAAAGTAAACAAGTCATAGGATTAAGCAAACGAATTTTACCATCCCACATTTTATTACGATATGCTGGAGTAAATTTAGCACCAGGAACATCAAACGTGAAATACCCACTCAACTCCATTATGGTTGAAGGGTCAGCAATAATCTTATTGTAAGTCTCGTTGACTTTTTCTATTTCAATTATTTCCATTATGCTCCCATTGTAAATTTTTGCCATTCGATAGCAGCTTTAATATTGAAGCCTCTGCTATTGAAGGACTTAATGATCGATTCAAGTAACTCAACTTTTTCTTGTTGGATACCTATCTTAAGAGATATCTTAATAAGATCCTTATCAGCATCCATATACATAGGAATATCTGTTTTAAGAATCATACCTCTAGAAGGTAGCTCCCACATCTTAGATCTAGTTTCTTCAGTGTGACCTTGAGTGTAAAACTCAAACTTTTCAAGTTTGAGTTTCTTAAAGTCGCCTTCTAAAGAGCGAAGAGATAATTTCTCCGATATGTATATCTGGTAATATTTGTGATGAAGCTTTGCAATCTTAAGGGCTTCATCACCGAGCTCTGTACGGTCTACTTCTGAATCTTCTTTCCACTGATCAAGAATATCTTCTATTTTCATAATTACTCTCTATTCATTAGCATATTATACTATACTATGAATATTACAAAAAGTAAAGTTAAATTTTAGATATAGTATAATAAGTGTATCTGAAAGTAGCAGAAGCTTCTACGTATCTTATATCTGTATCTGTTGTATTGAAATTAAGACCAGATAATGTTATTGGGAATGCATCGGCGTATACTATTTCATAATTTGGCATTTTGGTACTTGATAAAATAACAAGAGATATATCAGAGTATACACCATCGCCAGTCCAAGAGGCTATATTAGCCAAGTTTTTATATTCTTCGTATTCTTCTGGTTTACCAAAGGCTCTTAACCACTTATGTATTTCTAGATAATTTTGGAGATCTTCATCTACCTTGAATGATATATTAAAAATACCATATTCTAAGTGATCGC